TCATAGACCCAGAAGAAAATTTCCGTGCCGAATGCTTCCACGATTTCCGCATTATCTATGGTAATTTTGACTAATTCTGGTTTCTTTGCGAATTTACTGATGTCCATCTTCTTCTCCAATCCTATCTTTCATGTGATGTATTACAGACAGAATAAAACGCAATCTTGCGTCTGCCTGTTCGAGGTCTTTACGAGCACATTTTAGTTCCGCGGTTGCTTTGGCTGCTTCCGCCAACATGCTCTTTAATAGATCCTCTTCTGTTAACTTGTCAAACAACATATCTGTCTCCAATCATTGATATTTATCCATAGGAAAAGGGCCCGAAGGCCCTGATCCAGTTAATGAGAATTAAACTGTAGCAACAGTAAATTCACCATCCACAGTGATACTTACTGGAGAAACCCAGACTGGTGCATCAGCACTAATCGTTGGGGCCAGGCCAGTAATATAACCTTTACCTCTATAGAAGTAATCTGTTGCGCCTTCTTGGACTTTCAGGCTGAAGCAGATAGGAGTCTTGTTGCGACTCATACCGTTTAGGCCTTGTTCAGCAGCAGTGCCGCTGATGCTGGCTGCTACGCTAGTGCCGAAGAAAGTAGCAGGATCAACAACTACATTCATGTCAACACTGTTGGTAGAGGTAGTTGCTACCTGTTTCTTAGCAGAATTGTCCAATTGGCTCCATGTGAATACATCATTAGAAGCATTGATTGTGATGTCCTGTAGTGCAGGCACACTGATAGCTGTTCCGCCGAATGCGATGGCATCGTTGATAGAAGCCATTACATCCAGGGTCAGTGTGATTTGATTAGCACTGCCAGGAGCTGGATTGATATACGCCATGATATTTCCTTTATGCTATGGTATAAAATCTATACTGACCTTCATAAGTGAGTTTGTCATTATCTATTGTAGTAGTATAATCAAACTCTCTACGATGAGTGCCAGTAATGGTAGTGATATCTTTAGCACTACCTAGAGTTGTAAGAGCTGTGTCTAAATCAGCGTTCCTATTTTTAGCATCAACACTTAAAAACCATCTTACAATGGTTATCTTGTTATTGATATTATCGCCACTGAGTGTTCCGTATAGACGATCTTGTTCCGTATATGGCTCATCCAGATATACTTTGCGCTGATTACGCAGATATAGTGGATTGTTGCCTTCCTCAAAGGGCAACTCCTGACTGGTCTTTATGGTACCAGTTAGATTAGTTGTTAGATATGATAACAGTTGTGTTCTCATCTCTGACGCACCCTATTAGTTATATTAGGAACCTTCTCGTCCTTTTCAATTGTGCCATCATTGTCATAATCATACCATGATCCGTTCTCTATTACCTCTTTGAACAAGGTATTGAACTGGTCTCTATAGAAGTTGATCTTTGCCACTTCAGCACTTTCGGGATTACCGAAATCTGCTACTCTAGGCAGGATATATTCTGCCAGGGCAAAATATATGTTCAAGTCTTTAAAGTCCTGTTCACTGCCTTTGATACGATATACATTGACATCGGGTAGAAGTCTTGGATCTCGTTCTAGGCTAGAGTCTAAATCAAATTGGTATTCGCGCCACCATTCAGTTTGCTTGATTTTAACCAAGATTCTGTCGCTGGCTTGTGTCAATAATGGTTCACATACTGCAGAAGTTAAACCTTCGTTGGCTTCAAATAGGCGTTGATCGCGACTGGTCAGTTCGCTATAGTTGGCAAAACTTATAAAGTTTCCGCCTGCGTTTAAGTTAAATGCCATTCGCGATCTCCTCTACTGATTAAGCGATTGTGCTGTCGAAGATCATTCTTACGCCAGCTGCATCGTACAACTCACCAACAGCATAAACAGCGGAACCAGTTAGGCTGAAGCCACGCATTTGTGCTTCACGCTGGCTCTCAATTGTGATGTCCTTCATCATTGCTAGGCCTAGGGCATCGCGATGAATTAGAGCGTTAGCGTAGTCGCCATCGTTACCACCTACAACTTGCTCTAGACCAACTAGGCTAGACTCGTATACAGGGATACCGAACAATGTGCCGATATAACCAGCTGCCATTGCTTCGTTCTGCACTAGACCAGCATTTGGGTTAGCAAATGTATTTGTTAGGTTTGCCTTGATGTCATATGCGACGAATGGGTGTAGGATGTAAGCGCAATCAGCACTTGTGTCATAGCCTTGAGCACGTAGTTTGGCAGCGGCTTGTGCCAGTAGAGCAACAGTGGCTGTGGTGCTTTCGCTACCAACTGTGTTAGTAGTAATGGCATTGAACAGAGCCATTACATCGCTGTCCATCTTGCGAGCGATTGCTTCACCAAATAGACGACCAACATCAGCAACAACATTGCTGCTAGCACCCAATAGGGCGATATCGCTAACGATAGTTGTTAGACCAACTTCGCTAACTGTTAGAGTTACACCATCAGTGCTAACTGCTGTATTAGCAGGTGCTTGGCCTTCGCTTAGAGCGGCGGCGCTTACTCGTGGGTAACGAGGAACAACGATACTCTTACCAGATCCTGCTGGGATTGTATAGTTGCGAACTAGATTACGCATAACGCTGCGCTCTGATGCCACGAACAATGCCTCTGCCACAATCTGAGGCATGAGGTCATTTAACGTGGTACTTGTGGTTTCGTTTGCCATTTTTAATTTCCTTTAAATTACTGTAGACCCATCTGCTTACGATATTCTTTATAAGCAGCACGGTCGTTAGGATTCTTCATGTCTAATTTAGTGATATCAAACTTTTCTGGACGATGTCCAAGATTACTGCGAGCAGTGGTAGTAGAGGGTGTAGGTTGAATAAAGTGTGGATTCTTTTGTAAAAATTCTTGAACATAAGAATCAACGGATAGGCGACGACCGCTGTCATCATACCGCACCCTACCATCACTATCCACAACTTCAACTTCCCCTTCTTCGCTTAGACGCACATTATTTCTAATCAGGGCTTTAACCTGATCAGGTGCGACAGCACGAAAACGAGCAGCAGCATCCAGAATTGGAGAATTAACTTTGAATTCTTCAATCATTCTATCACGCTTAGATATTTCAGCATCCTTCTTGGCGACTACATCTTGTAGGACCTTTTCAAACTCACCCTTCTTGATCTGTTGATCCTGCTGACTTCGGCGATATTGTGTGACAATTTCGCGTAGTTCTTCTGGATCACCTAAGTCTTCATAGCGGCTACTCAATTTCTTCTCTAGAGAAGTTTTTGTTTTAGCAACTATAGCGTTGACTTCTTCCTGGGTGAAAGTTTTTGTTGCCTGACTGTTTTCAGCAGAGTTGTCAGTGGCCTCTGTGTTTGTTGCCGATGTATTTTCAAGACTCATCGTATGTCCCGCCTTCCTTTAGAAGTTAAATTTTCAAGCATATCATTTTGCTTATAGTTATATATTTAGTCCAATTGATTCAGTATATTTCGTGCCCATGTTAGACCTGCAGGGCCGCCCCAAAGTAGGTATGCCTGTGTGCCCGGTGTATTTTCACCAGGCCTGTAATAGGTTTTAGCACGACTGAGAAAACTATAAGTTCTTTTAACCACATCCAGACTTACCGCTTCTCTGCGACTAAATTGACGAGCACGAGCCAAGCCCACTGCTGTTCCGCCTCTACGACTAGGTGCTGACTCTGCTCGCATCTTCAGGCCTCTACGAGCGGCTGCTGCCATTTCTTCGGTAGGTCTATATGTGTCTGCCATTATTGTAGGTTAAGTAAGGCCTGTTTAGCACTCAGAATATCTGCTGCTGTGATCTCTGGATGGATATCAAGTATTTCTTCATCTTCATAACCTTCCATGATCATTTCTTGTATGTGACTTTGACGATTTGCCGCTGTGGTTTCAGCATGAATCATTTCTTCAGGTTCATAGATCTCATCAATGTCTAAAATTTCTGCTACTTTGCGATCAATCTCTGTTTGTATCTCAGGACGAGCAGACAGCGCCTTCATCTTGGCCAATTGATCCAGTTCATTATCAATATTACGCAAAGCAAAGTTATCTGGATACTTGATTTCGCCTGTCCAGGGCATGCCCATATACATACATACTTCTTCCCAGATATGTTCTTCTGTCAGTTCCATCTGGTCTGCTATATTGGTCAATCTAGCATTTAACAATTGAAATTCTGTTTCTATTGCTATGCCTGACATCTGTCTTGTTTCGCTGACACGCACAGCACCTACATTGCCCATGCCATCAATCATCTTACGACGATTTTCAATACTCATATAAATTTGATCTATCTGTCCGCCAGCGAATTGTAAGACATAAGG